CCTAATCTATTAGCTTCTGCTGCATCACCACCTGTAATTTTATCCATAAAACTAGCAAAACCACTTTTCTTTTCTTCTGGAGCTTTTTCTTTAGATTGATCGGAAAGAGCTTTGTTTCTCTCTTCAATTGCTTGAGTCATAGATTTTGCAGTTCTTTCTATGCCTGAAACATCTTTTTCTTGTTGTCTTGCATCTCCTTCTTCTTTTCTACCAGCAGCCCTACTAGCAGCTTCTTTTGCCCTTTCTTCTTTACGTTCTTCTGCTTGTTTTTCAACAGCAGCCTGTTCTCTAGCAGCTTCTTCTCTAGCAGCTTCTTGCCTTTCTTCTCTTTCTCTAGAAGCTTGTTCAGCATTAGCTTTTGCTTCTGCTGCTTCTTTATCTTTTCTGGCTTGCTCAGCTTCTCTATCTTTAAACTCCTGCAGAGGGTTCCATTTAGGTTTACCAGAGCTTGATGATCCACCTTTAGAGCTAGAACTTGAACTAGAGCTTGAGCTTCCTCCACCTTTGCCGCCGCCGCCACCGCCGCCACCGCCTCCTCCGCCGCCGCCACCGCCGCCTTTGAAGCACTTCAGAGGTCCTACTGCTATGAGTTTTGGTCCTAATAATACAGGTTTAATAATTTTCATATTACATCCTTACTGAGCACAATATAATCGCCATTGTTCCAAGCTAGTTTCCATTTGTTATGTAAAAATTTAGCTAAAGTTTCGTTTGCATGTTTATTAAAAACATAAACGGAACATGTAACCTTTTCGTATCCTTTTTCTTTAGCGTAATTAAATACTTTAGCTTGATATTCTTGTCCTATTTTTTTATCTCTAAATTCTGGTTTTACCCACATATCCTCTATATGCAACCTTTTATCGTCATCAAATGCCTTACAAGCAAAAAGTCCATGTTCATCTTCAAAACTATGGATATTATAACATTCTAATCTGTAATCTGCATAATGTGACATAATTGCTCCTAGACACTAAAAATTCTACTTTGTTTAATTTTATAGTCTGTACCCTTTGAACCAAGTACAAACATAACTTGAGAAAGATTTATACCTCTACCTAACTCTCCTGCGCCTTGCACAGTTTCTATTTTTATCTTAAAAGATTCGCATTTTTGTTTAACAAAATCAAGCCTATATTGATATTGCATAACGTCTTTTCCACCATATGCAATAGCTGTAGTGTAATCTCCAGTAGTTCCACCTGGGTCTCCATAATAGCCTTTCTTAAGACCAGTTGACTCTAAGCGTCTGCCAGGGTCTCCATACCTATAAATTTCAGTTTGAGAAGCTACATCAATTATTTTTGTTTGAGAATAAGTGTCATCATAATTGTAGGCTACACTTATCTTAAGTCTGTGAGGACTAAAATAATCTCCTAGTATTAACATTCTATAAATTCTTAAGGCAGACTGTGCTCCGGCAGGGTTTATCCAACCTGTTTCCACTGACATGTTTACCGGAACTCCTGCATCGTCAAATTCTGAATTTTGTTGATATAGTTTATTACCGTCTGGACCTACATGAACATAATAATAATCGTCCCCAACTACTACTGAACTTACTCCTCTATGGTTGTCATAAAGAGACCAGAATCCTCTAAAGTAATTATAGACTAAACAAAATCCATCAGAAGTTAAAAACCTTACCTCGTTGTCTTTTGCAAAAATATCAGCTTTTGTAATGTTTAAATTATTAAAATCATCTATTGGAAAGCCAATATACTTGAGCACTAACGATCTTTCTAAAAGATAAATACCTTTGTTTGATTTAAAAAATAATCCTTGAGGAGTTAAGACCACACTATTAGCTTCTACACAACCTATGTCAGAAGATACTAGTTGAGGTTCAATAAAAGTATTTTGTTCTCCAATATTATTAGGACCGTCCCCAGATAGAAAAAATATGGCATTTCTTTTGAATATAATTAGTTTGTCATCCATACCTTTTAAGGCTGTTATGTCTCCACCTAGACCAGTCATTACTATTCTAAAGGTATCATTAAAACCTATACCTGTGTTTTCTTCAACTATTTTTGAATACTTTAATTCTAGTTTGTTTTCTAGTCCTGCTAAAAATAATCTGTTTTTAAATGTAGCTATTAGTGAATTAGAAGGAGGGCTTACATTTTCTACTTCTCCACCTTCAGTATAAATTAATTCGTTTGCAATAAGCTTTGCGTCTGAGGTCTTGTCAATAAATAAAAGATAATCAACTCCATCGGTTGTATTTACTATAGGTTTAGATGTCTGGTCTAAATCATTAGTATCGTCTCCCATAGTTTTATAAAAAACTGTACCATTACCTTCAGTTCGATATAACTCAACATAAACATCAGATTTTTGTGTTAAATCCAAAGGAGGAATGTTAACTGAAACTGAAGTAACATTAGCAGTACAAGTTACTGAAGCTTGAGGAGATACAGCAGATTTAAAAACATTTCCTTGAATATCAGTCCAACTATAAACTGCTACATAATTGTAAGTCTTAGTCGATTCAAAAGGACCAGTAGACCCTGTTCCTTGTGCAACAACTACAGTATTAGGGGGGTAGTTAAAACCTTGTTCTACAAGAACATTACCGTCATAACATTTAAGTTGACCTCCAGCTATATTCAAATTGTTTTGCATATCAACAGTTTGGTTAACAACTTTATTATCAAAGTCTAATACTGAAGAGTTAACTCCGTAAAGAGTAAAATAACTTGTAACTCCTTGAGTTCCACTTATAATTTTACCTTGAACCTTACTTGTAAATAAAAATTTAGTAGCCGATATTGAAGGAACATCTGATAAACTTGGTATAGTATAAACAGCGTTTACGTTTGTACCAGAATAGTTGTAAAATCCTGTACTAAGATTAGCTCTTTTTCTAGTAGTGTTTAAAATACTACCGCCCTGACCTTGACTAATTTTAGCTTGTACTGACCCATCAGATTTCATAGTATAATAAGTAGCGTGTAATTCTGTTTCTCTTATAACATTTACATAAACAGTTTCATCTTGAACAAATGCCTTAGAAGCTAATCCTACACCTCTAGCCATTACTGAAGTTGTTCCCACTGTACCTGTACTAAATTGATAAGTAGCTGTAGCTACGTAAACCAAGTTCCAAGTGTATTTTAAATCATTACCACCGTTAGTATTAGTTCCAGTGGATATAGTATAAAGTCTGGGAGAAGTTTGATAGACTTGCATAAATACTGTGATAGTGTCATTATCTGCTGAAGCAGCAGTAACTGCTCTACAAGAGTGACCACCTGTTATGGCAGTTACATCTTTAATAGTAGTTGGACCTGCTGCTAAAGAACCATCAGACCCTAAGACTGATATTTTTACAACACCACTACCGTTAGAAGTTATTAATATAAACTTACCTTCACCATCTACATGAAAGTCTATTGCATCGTGTGGAGTAACTGCTGTACTTCCCCATGGGTCTAGGTTAGTAGAAATTACGTTAAGAATATCCCATCTAGCTAGTCTTAGTTCAGAGGCACTACTATCATAATAGGCTAACATCATGGAGTTACTACCTGCTGCTACATCAAATCTTTGATCAGTAGCTAAAGTAGCTAGGGTAGTTTCTGAAGTAAAAGCCTTAGCTGTACCTGCTTCAAAAGGTAATTCTCTAGTTAAGTAACTACCTAAATTAAAGTTATTATATTTTAAAACTCTAGAACCATCAGTCCAAAAAAACCAAACTAATCCGTTATAGACTTGCATTCTTATATAAGCTACTGAACCTGAAGCAGTAATACCAGGAACTTCCGTATCACTTACTACATAAGAGCCAGTTTCTTCATCCACTACAGATATTTTATACTTTCCAGACTCTAACCAACCTAGTATTCTATAACCGTTTAAGTAAGCAACTTGAAGTTGAGTTTGTTCTTTTCCGTTAGATAAAATTGTTTGAGACATAGGAACTACGGCATCATAACTGCCTTCATTTTGCCAAACTTTAGAACCTTTACTATAGCTGTAGATTTGATCTCTAGATAACCATAATAGCTGATCTTTAAACTGAGAAACTCCTATAATAGGTTGATTGTTTGTAGAACCTATCCCTACACCTTTAATCTCGGTATAGCCGTTTCTTTTATTAAACTCTCCTTCTTTATCAAACTTAACATTTTGGATGTGAGTAAATTGACCAAAAGGTAGTTGTTTAGGGTCAATTTTAGTATTAACACCTTGGTTAAGAGAGAGAGGAAGATTGTTCTTTTTTAAACTCACAATAACTCCTATATAACATCAAAGTCTAACGAGTTACCTCTAGAAATAACGGTTGCTGAACCATAATTAGAATTTATTACATAACCCCCAGGAGTGTCAGTAGATTTTTTTCCATCAACCATTTGACTTGTACCTGAAGCTCTGATAAGAATGTTCTTGGTAGCAGCGTTTCCTGAAATATCCTTGAATATAAAAAACCTTCCTCCACTAGGAGCAGAAGGTAAAGTTATAGTTATAGTACCTGTTCCACTAGCATCTACTGGATAGTAAGAAAGATCATCACTAACTGAAATTGTAGTATCAGTTGAAATGTTAGTAGATGCTGCGGAAAAACTAATAGCCGAGACTCCTGAAGCATTTAAGGCTCCAGCAGAAGTCAATTGAATTTGTGTGTTACTTCCATCGTTAAAATATAAATCTCCCGATGAACCACCTGTAAATAAAATATTGGGATAAGAAGCAGCAGGTAAAGCTGTAGAGGGGCTTGTATTCAAAGACATTCCTAAGAATTTCATATTAGTAGCAGCATAAGCTGTTGTGCTCGTACCGCTTATAACCGTAAAACTTAAATCTGCATCAATACCTATGGCAGCAGACCCTAGTTGTCTACCCACGGAAACATGATCATGAGCATCAATTGAAGTTAAGGCAGTGTTTAAATCACTAGCCCATGTAGGACCCAACCGTTCTCCTGGAGTAGGTAAGGTCAAACTCATATAGGTTGTTGTACTTGTTTCAGCCATAGTTATTTCCTAGAATATCCAAAAGTGAATATTAGTTGTCGTTGTACTTACTTGAAAATTAATAAACTTTTTTCTATCATACTTCTGGCTTGCTCCTCCTATTGTAGCTGTTAAAGATTCCCAAATAGTACAATTTGCAAATTTTCTAACTACAATCCAACCTAGAGGTTCTCTACCAAGTTTATGTTCTACTAAATTATCAGCAGAAGCTGTTAAATCTATTGACTTTAATAAAAGTCCATCTACAACTTGTGACTTAGTTATAGGAGTTAGAACTTCTTCTAACTGATTTTGAGAGCTATTAAACTCTGCCCGTCCTGCATAAGGACCTAATGCAAAAACTTTTTTATAGTTTCTTATGCTCACGATGTAGACCTTGTAAACCAAAATTCATCATTAGCTGTATAAATATCCGTTACTGATAAAGGATGTCCTGCATCTCTATTATTAGCAGCTTCTTCTATTCTACGTTTCATTAACATTTTTTGTTGAATAAGAATAGTAACATCACTTTCTTCTTTTTGTAAACATTTTATAGCTGCATCTATAACTACGTATTCTGCATAACCGTTTATGTCTGCAAATGTTGTATCTGATGTAGCTGGAGTAGCACTATCAAACTGTTGTGCTGTAGGAATAAACCATACTTTAACTTCAGTAACTCCATCAGGTTTAGGAGTAAAAACTATATTATCTCCAACCATTCTGTATCTTATGTTTGTCAAACCTAAAAGACTCCATGTTCCCCAGTTTTGGTACACATTTCTTTCATTAAAATTAAACGGTCTTAGAGTAAAATAATCTGAACCGTTTATTTTAGCATCCATACCTCTAAGTTTGTAAAAATTAGAAATATTTGGTCCAGACGTAGAGCTATGAATTGGGTACGAGTCTGTACCTGCTACAGTGTTAAAAGTAGCACTACTACAATAATAATCTTGTCCATACGTCTGAATAAGAATATCATGTAATTCTGATATTCCTGCATTTATGTAAGTTTGGACTTCGGTGTCTGATACAAAATCATTAGACTCCATATCAGCTCTTTGTCTAACCCTAGCCACTAACTTAGCTTCAGTTATAGCCGCCATATAACCCCCAAAAAGAGGAGGGCTTGCGCCCCCCGACTATTCTTTAACACATTTTTTGATGAACATTTTTAAAGATTCAGAAAACAGTTCTTTGTCTTTTTCTTCAAGACCTTTAAAGATACCATCTACTTCTTCTCTGTAATGTTCATAGACTTCATGCTCTTTTTCTTCGTCGTGCTTACCTTCTACGTAATCCTCGTTAGATTCCTTTCCATTGCCATAGTGGTCTTTCATCTTCTCGATGATGATCGAAACCATACCACCTTTGTCTTTTTTAGGACCCATCATAATCATGACTAACTCCTTTAAACACCTACACCTGGAAGGCTAGAGTTTTTAAGAACAATCATAAAATGAACTGTTTCACCTGAACCAATTTCAGCAGCAGCTCCAGAAGAGTTAAGAGCGATAAAGTTAACTGTACCGTTGGTAGAAACAGTAGGAGCACCTTTTAGTTGAAAAGAAGCACCACCAGCAGTTGAACCTATAGCAGTTGATTTTTGGATATCAAAGTACATACCAAAAAAGTGACTGTACTTATCAGTGTCACCACTTGGAACACCAAGAACCAATGTGTAATCTCCTGCACTATTTCTAGTTACACTTTTAACGCCAACACTTTTTGAAGCAGAAAGAGTAGGAGCACCTGAGCCACCTACAGCGAACTGTCCATGAACTATTTTTATTTCTTTGTCTAAGGCTTGTAGCCTTTGAAAACTTCTATTTGCCATTTTTTTTCTCCTTTAGTCAGAGTGGAAGCAACCACGCTGCGAAAAAAGAGAAGCCCCGAAAGGCTTCCCAAATTAGTTAAATTAAGATAAAGCAACTCTTACGTTGAAACCAGGAGCACGACACCCTAACTGAGCGTAGTATCCAATTCTAGCTTCAACAGCATCAGCCGTAGACTCTCTTAGAAACTT